ACAGCCCTCAGTAACACGTGGACAGACAGTGATCTTATTATTAAGCATCCAGTTAGCCCCAAAATAAACTCCTTTCTCAGTGATAATCATTGCGTACACTTGTTGTTTTAAACAGGGGTACAAGTTACTAGCTACTTGGTTACAGTTATTAATAATAAAGTTTTTCATATCAATCTCCTTTGATTTAAGTAATAAAAATAGGTCTTAAGGCGGGGCCTTTAAAGATACACATTATACATATATCTGCTTCTAATAGCCTACTCGGAAAAATTTTAAATTTTTTTGAAATAGCCTTTGTAATTCAAGGCGCAAAGCATAGAACATCTGCTCCGCAGAAGAGGACGCTATATGTCGCTGCCTGCTAAACACCTAGCTCTTTGAACAAAGGTATATTGTATTGGGCATAAAATACCCGCCTAAAATCGTATAGTAAACAGATGGAAACGATCACACTAGGCAGAGCCAGAGAAATTGCAGGTGCGTTAGATAACTTCAAAGGCGATCCAGAATACAATGAACTAGTTGCATATGCCCGTAAAAAGGTAGGAGCAACTGCACATGAAGTAAGTGTAGTGCTAACCTTCTTAAAGGAATTCCAACCAGTTGAGATTGTAAGCGCGGACATAGACCTTGAGGCTAAAATAAATGAGTTAGCTAACCAGCCAATAAACTTAGCAAGCGAGTTACAGTATAACTATGCTGTTGCTAAAGTATTGCTACAGCATATTGTTTCTAAGAATTCCCTTCCTGATGGAGAAGAGATACGGAAGACTCTTCGCGAGATTTCTAGATTCTCTGACGCTATGCTTAAGATGCAAGAACGGGTATATAATATTCAAGAGATGCAAAAATTCCAAGATCGTGTATTGGAAGTGCTTACAGATGATCAACGTACTTTACTCCTAGAGGCTGATCTATGAGCGTATATGGGGATATGCTTAAAGAAAGAATGAAGTTAAGTGATTCTTCAGAGCCTTCAGCATGGATATCAGAAAACACTTTTCTTCGTGGTAAGCCATACTCCTTCAAAGGTCATGAATATCAGATTGATTTTATTAATGATCCACATAAAATAGTAGCGGCTAAGAAATGTGCTCAGATAGGCTTTACTGAAGTTCTTATCCGATGGATGCTGTGCTTTTTAGTACAACACCAAGGCTCGCAGACCATATTCACACAACCTACAGATGGTGAGGTTGGTAAGTTTGCTAAGTCTAGATTAGACGTTCTTTTTGAAGCCTGCCCTATAATTCAAAAGTTAGGCACGGGCGGAATAGACTCAGCGTATCTTAAACGGGTTGGAAGTAGCTTTTTAAATCTTCGAGGCACCTTTGGTACCAAGGCAGCTATCTCCGTTCCAAGTGATGCTAATGTTTATGACGAAATTAATTTTAGTAATCCTAGAGTGCTATCACAATTTAAGTCTCGTCTACAGCATTCTGAATATAAGTTCGAAAGGCTAATATCTACGCCTACTATCCCTGACTTTGGCATTAGTGCTGTATATGATAAATCTGATCAAAAAGCAGTTGTATTAAAATGTAATCACTGTGGTCATTATCAGTTTTTAAACTTTAGGGATAACGTCCTGCTAAGAAAGGGCTTTAAAGTCCTACCAGTTGATCCTGATACCATGACCGACTTCGTAAATGAACCTTGGACCTACGAAGCTTTCATTTGCTGTTCAAAGTGTCATCTAGAAGTAGACCGGAACTGGTATACTGGGAAAAGAGAATGGGTGGCTAAATATCCTGAGCGGGCACAGGACCTTGAGACCGGAACATCTGGGTACTACATCTCTCAGTTGGATGTAGAGTTTGTAAATGCAACTAATATAGTAAAGGCTTCTGATTCTAGGTTCCCGGAAGGCTACTCAAAGGAACAGGACTTTGTTAACTTTGTATTGGGTGAGCACTTTACTGGGGCTGATGGCGCTAGGGTTAATGAGGAAGTCAAAAAGAGTGCTATTGTCCAGATGGAGGAAGTTAATCAGGCTAGTGGTACTTTCATTGGTATTGACCTCGGTATGACATGTCACGTGGTAGTAGTAAAGCCGATCTTTGGTGAGCTTACTGTTATAACAGCATTTACCATAAGTCATGAGGAGCTGGCAGATTTCTATAAGATCATGAAAAGGTTCGGGGCACTGTTTACTGTGTCGGATGCCTTACCCTATACGACTACAGTGACTGCGCTTGCCAAACGGGAAGACGTGCATAACCGCCTCAAGATATGTTACTTCTCAGGTAAGAAAGAGTATTCTATTGACAAGATAAGGGTGCTTGCTGATAGAACCCAGTGCCTTGACACAGTAGTTGAAGGCCTGTGTAGCGGAAGTGTGAAAGTAACTAGTCAGGCTGATGATGAGTTTTGGGATCACTGTTATAACTTAGTGCGTGTTAAGCAAGAAGATGATTATGGTACAATTACCTTTAGGTATGTTAAGATAGGACCGGACCATTATGGTCTAGCTTTAGGGTACGCTTTATTAGCCGAAAAGATCTTTAGAGAGCATCCTCCAGAGGATAATATGGGTGGCTGTGCTCCGATAGAAATTTCTCACTATAGGACTACATTATGAGTATTTTCAAGCGCAAGAAGAAAGAAGAGGCTGTTGAGGTAATTGATACCAGACAGCTTAAGGCTGTGCCTCAATTGAATGCTGGAGATAATACAGACCTTGGTGAGGTTAAAAGACGGGATAGATCTCTATATAAGACAAAGGTAGAGGATTACCGCTATTCAAAGTCAGCTGACGAGCTGCTAGAAGAATTCAGTAAATATGATCCAGATGTCTCAACTGGTATCTGGAACTTTTTAAGAATGGCTAGTAGTGGTTTAACTATTCTTGCTTTGAATAGTGAGGGCAAACCAGATCAAGGCCATCAAGTTGTTCTAGATAAAGTACTGCAGTCTTTTACTGGCGTAGTTAATTTTAAAGATTGGGGAATTTATAGCCCAATAGAGCTTACAGCAAATTCCATTATTAAGTATATCTTACTACGCGGTGGGTGTGGTCTTGAATTAGTTCTTAATAAAAATAAGACTGCTAAGTATATCAATATTGTAGATCCTATAACAGTAACTTTTGAACAACCAAAAGCAGGTGTATATGTTCCTTATCAGGGTGATAAGAAAGTTAATATACCTACTTTCTTTTGGCAGCTTCTTGATGCTGACGCGAACAGCCCATATGAGACTCCACCGTTCTTACCCGTCTTGCAGGCTATCCTATTTAACATTTCTGTTATGCAGGACTTAGAGAGAGTTGTAAAGCGGACTGCGTATCCTAGAATTTCAGTTAAGATCATAGAATCAACCCTACGTAAATTTGCACCTGTAGCCGCGCAGACCGATGATAAAATCATGTCTGGATGGCTTAAGGGCCAGAAAGAGGCTATAGGTGAAAGTCTTAGAACTTTAAAACCCGAAGATGCTGCAGTATTCTTTGATTCTTTAGAGGTTAATGTTTTAGAGACGAAGAATAATAGCACTATAGACTTTAGGCCTTTAAAAGAGGTCATTGATCAGCGAATTATATCTGGCATGAAGAGCTTGCCCACTATTCTTGGCAGACAATTTGGCTCTAGCCAAACAATAGGCGGAGTAGAGGCATTGTTATACGCTAAGTCTGTAACTTCTTTACAGCGAGTAGCAGAACATTTATTGTCTAGAGTTCTTACCCTAGCTCTTCGCTTAGAAGGTAAACTTGGAACTGTAGTTGTTAAATATAGGCCTGTTAGCTTACGGCCTGAAAATGAGCTAGAAGCTTTTATGGGCTTGAAGCAGGCTAGAATTCTTGAACAGTTGTCTTTAGGTATGATTACAGACGAGGAAGCTGCCATAGAGCTAACTGGTAATCCTTACTTACCGGCTGGGTATTCTAGGCTTAGTGGTACTGGTTTCTATAAAAATTCCTCTGATCCAGCTAGCTCGTTAGCAACCAGGAATCCTACGGCTGAGGAAGCTGCCGGCAATGGCAGAGGGGATAGTAGTCGATAAATATTGGGGGTCAAATATAGTTCTTTTGTAGTATAGTTTATATAAATTTATAGGTAAAATTTAACAATACTCCTGGAGATTTATATGAGCTGGAACAGTGACGACTGGAAAGGCATTGCCGCTAGCATAAGTAAGATAGCTCCAGCTCTCGGTACAGTACTAGGTGGACCTGCAGGAGCTGCTATAGGCACTGGTGTTTCTATTTTAGCAAATGCTTTAGGCGTTGAGCAAAAACCTGAGGCTATAGAAAAGGCTTTACAGTCTGATCCTGAAGCTTACACTAAAATAAAGAAAGCTGAACTGGCCAATGAGTCAGAATTACAGCGCTTAGTTTATCAAACAATACAAGCTGGTTATGCTCATGATGCCAGCATCATAGAGTCATTAAGTAAGGCAGATTCTTCTGGTCATTCTACACGGCCTAAGATAGCTCTTATGATGGCCTGGATGCTGGCTATTCCTTTTGTTGGAATAGGTATAGCTATGACTTTTGTTATCTCATCAAATCCAGATACCTTAGAAAAACTTTGGCCTGTCCTAGGCACCTATTTTGGTATTCCTTTAGCCTTATTAAGAATGTACTTTGGGGATCTACGTAAAGAGCATGCACAGAATAAAGGTCAGCAAGTAGATTTTGGTATTTTAGGCTCTTTACTTGGGAGAAAGAAATGAGTGGTAGCATAGCCCAAGGCGGCAATACTGACGTACACATTCAGCGGATAGAATCAGAAGTTAAGGAGTTAGGGCATAATGTTGATAGACTTTGCTCTTCTAATAGTGAGTTAGTACAGGAGATGCGTCAAATGACGGCTACCCTGACTAAGCACATGATAGATAATAAAGAACATGCTGTCAACATTGAGCACCTACGAGAAGGTCAGAATGAGGTATCTAAACGAGTTAGAAGGCTAGAGGATGAGCAGTGCCCAGCTGCTAGAAAGACCATACAAGAGCTGACTAGTGATATATCGGCAATGGGGGTAGCTGTTAAGCCCTTGCCGGGAAAGGTGGAAGCCCTGGAGGAATGGCAGAGCAACATAAAAGGGGGGTTGCTCACTATACCAGCGCTGTGTGCAGCTATATCCGCGATCGCTGCTCTAGTTAGTTTTATTTTTTCTCTGGGGCATATGAAATGATTATAAATCTTATAAGAACTGAGAGTGGAGAACAAGGCACTCTTGGCATGTTATTAGTTAATGACATGCGTTTTTTCACTATGGAACTTCCGTGGAAGGAAAATAAAAGGAATAAATCCTGCATTCCTTTCGGTGAGTATCAGTGTGAATTAATTACAAGCCCACATTTCGGTAGGGTATATCATATAAAAGATGTTCCTAATAGATCACATATCTTAATGCACGTTGGTAACTGGGCAGGCAACATAGATCACGGCTATAAGACAGACTCTGATGGCTGTATTTTACTAGGAGAAACACCTGGGTACATAGCTGGGCAACTCTGTGTAACATCAAGTAAAAAAGCTTTAGAGCATTTTTTGTATATTACGGAGGGAACTCCGTTCACTCTTATTATATCAGGATTTGATGTATGGTAATCTACATGAGGGCAGAAGATCATGGCACTCGGGATAGACAGCTATATAAACCTCTAGGTAGGATACCTGCGGGCTTTAGCTGGTCCCCAAAGTATGTAAGCAGACTAAGGTATGTTCCTTTCTTAGCATTCCCTGAATCTAAGTATCCTGTAGAGGTTTGTACGCATGCCTACGAGCGCTCTGAAAGTAAAACAAGCAAAGAAAAAAGAGCAGCTAACAGAAGGTTTAAAGTGGACGTAAAAGCGCACGGTTCTAGATGGGATAGTTTTTTAGCCTCAATTAACTCTTTTTAAAGGATTAAGCTATGAATGGTTACGGTATACATATTATTATTAATGACAAGCCTGATGATATTCGTTTTCGTATGTATGACAATGGTGAGCTTGTTGTTGATGATATTGGTGAAATGGAATTTCAGTATCTTACACCTTCTGAATATACTGGTGTGCATACCTTAACTATGACTTATTTTCAGACATTTAATCCTACTGTAGAAACAGCTCCAAAAACTTTCTATACCAAGGATTTTACCATGCCGACTCTGGAGTTCACAGTGGAAGTTTCTCTTCTTTCCTGAGTCGGATAAAAGCTTTCTTTATTAAGTTATTTCATTTAGGATAAGATTATGCTGGATAGAATTCCAAAATGGGCAAAAGCTTTATCTACTGTTTTAGCTTTATTCAGTATTATAGCTGGTAGTATATACGCAATTGATGATAGGTATATTACTGATAAAGAGGCTGCCACCAGCTTAGAAAGTTTTAATCAGAAAATGGATCAAGAAGTAGTTAAGATTCAGATCCAGATTCTAGAGCTAAGAAAGAATAGTGTAATAGCGGAATTCTATAAGCACAAAGATTTAATTAGAGCTTATCCTAATGACTTAGAACTTAAAAGAGAGCTTGATGAAATTATACGACGTAGAGACGCTATAAACTCTAAGCTAGACGCTATTCTAGAATCAGGGTCATGATAAGGAGATTATTTTGTCTTTATACGCTATGTGTAGTAGGTGTTTTATGCCTATCGGGCAGTGTATATGCAAAGACTGTAACCCTATCTTGGGATCCAAGTCCGACATTAAGTGTGGTTGGATACAAAGTATTAACGTCCCTATCTCAATTGATGACAACCTCAACAGTGCAAGACGTAGGGGACGTTCTAAGCTATACCGTCAAAGAGCTAGAAAACACAGATAGCCATTGGTTCTGTGTAAAGGCATATGATATTCTTGGGAATGAAAGCACTTGTAGCAACATAGTAAATAGCCCTCCCATAGAGAATACTTTACCAGAATTAGATTTTGAAGTTGATGTGGAGCTACTTAATGGAAGTTAATAATAAACACAATAGCTGGTTAGTAGAATTTGGCTGTTGGCTTAGTCAAGGAATAAATTTATTGATATGTGTTAGGGGAGCGACTGCAGATGAGACTCTTTCTAGCAGAATTGGTAAGTATAAAATACAGCATAAAGGCTTAGTACCGCTTAAAAAGAGCTGGCCTATCCCAGTATTTTGGATTACCTATAATCTAATTAGTAGGATACCCTGGCTCAAGGGGCATTTTATTAGGGCTATAGAAATTAACGAAGGAAGATAACTAAGGAGTATAACAATGGCAATTAAAGATGATGTCTCCGTAGCCGCGAATGGTGATATTCGCTATGAAGGAGCAGCACATGAGGCAGCCGGGGCTGGGTACTACACCGTAATCGAGCTTCACAGATTCCTCCAAGACCTTGCCGATGATGCAAGTTCTTCTGGGGATGATCTTCTTGATATCACGGATGATACTCCGTCAGATCGTTCGACGGATAACATTATCCAGATTATCCCCCCATATAATATTGACCAAGACCTCTCTGAACATTTGTATGATGGTTCTATCATTCAAGCAAATGGCGATGATATCTGGGATGGAATCGTCAACTTTGGTACTGAGGGCATTCACATTAATATTGTTCAGGATGGAGCTCTCTTAACTAATGATTTTTGGAATAGTATACCGAACGGTGAAACCCTTAAAGGTTTAAACCGGGATAACAATGCAGGTATTACTGCTCGTTTCCTTGTTAAGACCAGGACTAGCGGTGCGGATATTGACGGTCGGCGATTACTAGGTATGGCTCGTGAATTTGGGTATGACTATTCTGAGTTTCCAATCAATGGTACTTCTCGTGGTAATAACGTCCTGGCCTTGAAGCATGCTGGTGATCTTAACAACCAAACTCCAGAAGGGACAGTAAGTGGCTGGACTGGTATCTCTAATCTCGAAGAGGGTTATGCTGCTATTGACGTTGATAATAATGGCACTCCAGAGCACTACTACTCCAAGTGGAGTATGGATAGCCACTTACCAAATGATTTTTATGAAAGAATGAAGTGGTTAACCCGTCGCGGTTCTACCTCCACTCTCTATGGCTTGGATGGTGATTTGTTCCGTGGTATCACTCACGAAATTGCTTATACTTCCCTGTCTGGTGGTACTTTTAGTGATAGTGCCTCTGTTACTTTTGCAAACGGAGCTAAGGCTCAAATCCTTGCAGATAATGGGGCTAGTATTATGTGGGTTCAACTTCTTACGGGAGTAGCCCCAACAAGTGGTAGTATCACGCAGGGCGGAGTATCTGCCACATTTGACAATATTGTTTCGAGAACTCTCTCTACTCCGTTCTGTGGTGCTTCCACTGGTAGTGCTATCATCGGCTCGTATGGTTTTGGTGTTCAGGCCTCTGATCTTGCAGCCACAGATAAAGTCTTCGACCTTAATAACAATCAGGTTGTTCCTCCGAACAATGTTATGTTTACCGTTGGCGGATTGGTGTCTGGTGAAGACCGTGTTCTTGTCGGGCCAGAGAGTGGGGGAGAGATTGAGTTTGATCAGTTGAGTGCTGATGGTCCTATCAGTTCTGGCGCCAGCAGCGTTACTGTCAATGAGGCTATCCCGGCTGACACTCCTGCTGCCGGTACTATTCGTATCTGGAATGGGGATACTTACTCACGGGTTACATACACAAGCTGGAGTGGTAGCACATTTAGTGGTTGCTCTGGCGTACCCGCCGCATCCGGCAACGCTCATATCTGGATTTCTTATATTGATAAGCTGGCTGATAGCTCTTCGGCTTCATTTACTGGGGTGTACACTGCTGATCGTGCCTTGTTCATCCGGGTTCGTGACGGTGGAGCTTCACCGATCAAGACTTTTGAAACCACAGGTACTCTCGGCTCCTCTGGTGGTAGTGCTACGGCAATCAGAACTTCTGATGCTTAATTGAGGAGTAGCTAATGGCTACAGCAACAATTTCAAAATCTGGTGATGTCTATACTGTGAGTGGTGGGACGAGTTCTGATCCCATCACTCTCAAAGATGTTCAGGCCGCCACCGATAGTGATATGAATGTCTTGCTACGTAACTCCTGTGTTACTAGTTCGGCAAAATCCTACCAGTATGTCTTCGATTCTAGTAGTTATGTTGACCTCACTGACGCTCGCATGTTTTTAAAAAATGCGAGCAATG